CGCGCAGCGCGAGTTGCAGATCAACGCCGGTAAGTCTGCAACTCGCGCTGCGCGGTCTGACATCGTGCCGACACTGGTCAATCTTCTGAAGCCGCACCCGAGAACAGGTCAGTCCTACGTCAAGGGCGGTACTGAGCCGATTGGCGTCATCAAGTTTACGGACCGCTACAAGGGCGAAATTAACTTCCAAGAGAAGAACAAAGACGGTAGCGACAAGTGGGTCGGCAAAGATAAGTTCTATAACTATCTGCCGAACGGCGACATCGAAGTCTGGAAGGTTGATGACTCGAAGATTGTTGAGGCACTCCGTCCAGAGTGGGAAGCCAGCAAGAAACTTCCCGGTCGATTTATATCTGGTTCGCGCTGGTTAACAAATCTTATCGGGCAGGGCCATACTCGGTATCAAATCAAGTTTGCCATCTACGACTTCCCGCGCAACGTGATCGCCAACTCAGGCGTCATCATGAGCGAGCTTGGTCCTGTGGAGGGCGCTAAGTATTTTGCTGGCGTCGGCAGAGAAGTCTTCCAGAAGATTCGTATCCCACAAGTGTGGCGCATCGCCGCTGCTCACTATGACGGTGACTGGAACAAGATTAAGCAAATTGGCGGCTACAACGAAAAAACCGGAGAGTGGAAAGATTCGTTCGTGCGGGATACTTACGATTATCTGCAGCGTGGCGGTCGCGTCTCCATTGTCAAAAGCTGGCAAACCCGTGGTCAGTTAGAAAAGATGGTCACGGATATCAACAAAGCGGATTGGCGTAGGAACACTGAAGAAGCACTGTCCAAGTCAAAAGATTTCTTAGATCGTTACTTTGATTTGTGGTTGGACGGGTTTGAGCTCGTAGCCCGCGTGCAGGCGTATAAGACTGCTAAGTCTCAAGCAATGAATGTACGCAAAATGCCTGAAGCTGAAGCAGAACAGTACGGCGTGTACTTTGCTAAAAACTTGGCTAACTTTGAAAAGAAAGGACTTAACAAAACCCCGAGTGCGTTGTATGCATTCTTCTCTCCGTCAGCAACGGGTGCTGTGCGTGCCTTAGAAGCAATTGCTCCAGCGTTCCGTATCGGAATTCATGGAAGCAACGTCAAGAAAATCATACAAGAACTGCCAGAAGAGATCCGACAAGATCCCGAAGCCGTGGCTAATTACGAAGCTAGCTATCTGCAGCAGGCGCGTAATGCCCAAATGACTATGGCCTTCTTCGCTTCATTCGGCGCGATGACGGCTTACATGGCGCTTTCGCTTGGTGGGTCTGGGGACGACGAGGATAATCCTACCAATCTCGTGGGTGCAGATAGCAAAGAACTTTGGACTCGCAACATGCGATTCCCGTTGGATTGGTTAGACATCCCAAGCTTGAAAGATAAGTTTGCTCAAATTCCGTGGGGCTTCGGTATGGGAGCCTTTGCAGCGGCGGGGGCACAAACTACGTTCTTGGTAAACAACGGCGTGACTAACATGTCCACCAAAGAATACGTGGGCAACATGATTTCTATTGGCTTGGATAGCTACATACCGCTACCTTTTGCCCGATTCAACCCGTTTGATAACCCATTTATTTGGACAGTAAATAGCTTAGCTCCCGCACCCGTCAGACCCCTCTTTGAGTACGCTTTCAATACAAGTTCGTTGGGGCAGTCAATTTACCGCGATTACTACAATCGGTATGGGCCTGCGTACGGTGGGTCCGAGAATATTGAAGAAGCCTATCGTTATGCAGCGCAGGCTGCTAGCTTAATATCGTTAGGGCGTTATCAACCTGAACCCAAAGAAGTGCGCTTTTTCGCCACAGGCTACCTTGATGGTCCAGCATCGATTCTGGCAGATGCTGTTAACATCGGGCTAGTGCTGAACTCGGCTAAAGACTTTGACCCCAAGACGGATACGGTTTTCTTGGACAGCTTCATTGGCACCAAGATTGAACCTGTCTTGATCAAGTTCAACAAGGCAAACACCAGATTAGAAGTGTTGAAGCGTGGCTACGACACGGCGATGAACAGTCCGAATCCTGAATTACGTACGCGTTTCTTACGCGAGTATCCCAACGCGCCTGCCATCATTGCTGTGTACAACAAGCAAGTAGCTACGCTTAACAGAGCGTCACAGGTTGCTGCGGCTCCGCAGGTGTTTGCGGAATCAATTCAAGAACGTAAAAAGTTAAACAAAACCTTTACGCAAATAAAAAATGTTCACATGAACCAGATCGTCAAGTGGTACGAGACTTACCAAGAAGACGTTGACGAATATTACGGGGACTACAACCCGTTTACTGATTAGCCTATCCGCCAGACGCGGATGCCGAGGCGTCCATCCTTGGACGAAGGGAAGGCTTTCACCTTGACCTTTGCCACCTTGGCACGATTATCGACAACGAAAAGTAACTCGGCAGGACGCAGCGTAGGTATAAAGAAGCTGTCTCCCACGCTCATGCCGTCGAACGGAAAGATCCATTCCGGTTCAGGGATTCGATTCATCTTTCTTCAGTAGCTCTTCCGGCAGTTTGGCGCGGATCACATAAACGCCAATCGCGTTGTTGTACAGGCCCTTGCCCCAACCTGAATTGTTCGTGATGCGTTCGCGGTCCACCACCAGCCCGTGGGGCTTCATGGCTTCTTCAAACTCTTTGCTGCTGATCTGCTTGGGGGCCAAGCAAAGTTTCTTGAATGCTGACTTGGATATGTAGTGCGTGCTGTTGTAGATCTCGCTACGAGCCACAACAGGCTTACCTAAGCTGGGTGCTTGAATAACTTTACCGGGCTCTTCCAAGACCAGCACACCAGCCCAGTGATCCAAGAAGAACTCGGTGATAAGCGCCGGGTAATCCGTGTTGTTGAGTTTGACCGTGTCTTCTTTCAATTGAATGATCTCTAAAATGATGGCTCTGAATACGCGCTCAATATCGAGTTGAATGATCCCAGCCTCGATAGCTAACTCACCGCCAGCAAACGTCGCTGCCACGAGGTTGCGATAGAACCGATAGCCGGTTTCGTTGCCGACCACTTCGTTGAATCGTTTGTACCACTTGTCTACGAGCGCCTTGACGTAAGGCTCGCCCCGCTTGAAGTAGTGCTGAATGAACTCAATCCCGGCATGTCCATAGTTGAACCGGAACTTATCGAAGTACTCGATACCAATATCGTCATTGAACCAATCTGGTGGCTTCAGTCTAAACTCAACCAAGCGAGCCATCTCACCGTCAGGACTCCCCTTCAAAGTCTCCAGCTTGTTGTAGATCGACTGGTTGCTGGTGAAGAACGTAATCATCGACGCCGAAGACTCGTGCTCACGTTCAGCGTTAACCGAAGACTGCATACGGATCTTGGCTTTGCCGTGTGACACGGCATGGATCAACTTGGCAAGATCCTCTGGCTTGGCGTTTGAGGCTTCATCGATACCCAGCGGCAGGTTTTTCAAGTTCAGATATCGCCCGATAAAACCATTCTGGGTCGCGCCCTGATCCACAAGACTTAGCTCTTTGGGCTGTCCCCAGATGCTGATAGAGGCGTAGAGCGAACCCGTTTTACCGGTGCCAGAGTGGGCGCTCAAGAAACAAAGGGAGGCACCTGCTACGGTCGTCAGGCTCATAAGCGGAGAGCCGAACCCGGTCAGCATTCCGAACGCTTGCATCTCAAAGCCCGGGCGGTCAAAGATCGTTGTTGCCCACTTCCACGTTGCGTAGTCACCAACAGGCTTTAAATGCTGTGCCACATTACGCACCAGCGGCGATGCGGCTGAACGTATGATTTCACCATTAGACTTGATCTCGGTGTTACCAATGACGAATCCGTCACGGTCTTCCGTCCATCCCATCTGCATACGCATCTGTTCTGCTCTCCCGATGCTCGACAGGTACTCTGCCCAGCGAATGAAATACTTCATGACGAACTTGGTCTTGTCAGGGTCGAACGTCGCCCCGCTCTGCACCACCGCCTTCGTTAAGTGCTCCGATGAGTACACGTGATCCACCGGCAACATAAATTCTCGATGCCCATCAAACGGCATCACCGTGCGAATCATCAGGCACTCGCCGTCGTGCGGACTGAACATCCGCTTGTATGGGTACACAGGGCGAGTTAACAACTCTATCGGAAGCGGTTGCGTCACCTTGCCCGTCTTATCGACGGTAGCCGGTGGGGTGTACATGATGCTGCCCCGGGCGCTGCGGCTAAACGGCTCAAGGTACTCAGGAAAGATCAGCAAATCCTGATTGTCAGCGTCTCCCCACACCGTGTCGTCAAGTTCAGGCAGCGGAGCCGTCGCCTCTGTCGGCATCCGGATCTTCCGCGCCAAGGCAATCGGTGAAGTGATCTTGCCTTTGAATGGGCAACCCTCGCAGCCGTCCGGGTTCTCTTCCCCGAACTTAGTGCAAGTCCACGGGCCACTCGCCTTAGTCGTCTCTTGTGCTTTGAGGCTTGCCTTTTCAAACGTATAGTCCGGGTGATCTTCAGAGACGGCCTTGATGGCAGCATCTCGATCCACGCACCGCTGCGCGACAGACAAAGCCCCGAACCAAAGACCGTATGGCAGGGTCTCGCGGTTCTCGATGGCGTATTTGATCTGGTTGCACCCGTCGCCAGAGAGGCTCTTCTCAGCCAGCACAGCGAACGAGTCTTCAAAGTTGTCGAGACGGGCGATGGCCTTCGTCTCTTCATCCATACCACGAGTCTTGACCTTGATCTGCTCGATGGTCTGCGGCACTTCCTCGCCGCCTAAGAAAGATTTAAATGCACTGAAGTCGTACTGATTGAAGTCGTTGTCAATAAACTTGGATGGCGTCTGCACCCGAAGGTTCATAGTCTCCGGACAGCGCATGATCCGCGCAGCATCAGCGGTCACAGCCGGGTCGATCAGCAGTCCCTTGTCCATGCAGAACTGTTTGAACAGTGCTGCGACAAGCTTCCACTCCTCGGCTTCTACGTCGTCCTCGAAAAGCCAGTACGCCTGTATACCGCCGCCCGAATCGATGCGGACAGGGGGAGGCAGGTCATGCTCGGCAACGAATTCCTCAAGTGCGTTTAAAGCTTCTTCTTTACTCGTGTAGCAGACGCTACCGTGATTGACATCAAGGTCTATGAAAAACGAGCGACCAAAAGCGGCATTGTTGGAATTGCGGCTCTCGTCCTGAAACGAACACGGTGCAACGTAGACGTTGTAATCAGTCTGACTTGAGTACTTACCCAGTACCTCTTCCAACTCATCTACGTTATAGACGTACTCATGTCGCGTTCGTTTGGTCTCTGCGTGAATCATCGCAACGCAGTAAATGCCCTGCGTTGGTAATGCTTTTTCGTAAAATTGTTTTCTCATAAGCGCAGCGAGAAATAAGGCGGGGTGTCGGTCCCCCGCCGTGAAGGGGAGAAGTCATGTCAGCGGATTGGCTTGCCAAGCATCGATTCCATGTACGCTGCGGCAGCGTTCACATCTTTGACTGGCAACACTCCGTTGGCAAGATCTTCCTTCAAGAGGTCCATAAAGACCTCCACTGCCTTACGCTTGTGTTCTCTAACTCCTTGTCCGCGAAACCATTTGTAGACCGTCGTTGAAGATACTTCCAACGCAATCGCTACCATCGTGGCAGGCAGGTTTGCCTTCACACACAATTTCGCTAACTGAAGTCCAAGGGTATTACCCGTGGACCGCTCCAGAGCAATGAGAAATTTATCTCCGTAAGGTCGTGCCATATTTCACCGTTACTTTTTCTTTGACCACTTCTTGATAACTTCCGACACATCCTCAGACGGCGGGATCTCTGCCCTCTCAGACTTACGAAGAGTCGGCTCCGGAACTGCCGGGGCTTCACCCTCGTCGGTCTGATACACGTTCAACTTAACGGCGCTCTCAGCAGCCTGCGATTTTGACTGCGCTTCAATAACCTGCAGGACTGAGTCGTCGATAGCTGACACGGGCGAGAACAACACCTTCGGGACGGGAGACTTTGTGTCGAACTGCATTTTGGTTACAACATGCTTGGCGCTAATGTTGTTGTTTGCCAAGTACTGACAGTACGGACGAAAGCCCCACTTGCCTGCATCTTCTTTGGCGAACGCGGACGTTGCCGGAAGCACAAGCTGCATCACATCACCGCTCGGGTCGTTCGGAAGCACGACAGCCGTACGCCACGACATGCGACATGCGGCACCGCTACCACCTTGACCAGAGCCCTTGACGGACCACTGACACGTTTCGCAGGAAGCAGACTGTGGGTTCTTGACCTCCGGGTCAGGCGTCTTGGAATTACTTGACCAGCAGACCGGAGAAACCTTTTCGCCTTCCTTGTACGCGCCCGTGTAGTACGTACGGCTCGGGTCCGGGGCCATCTTGACGAAGATCACGCTCATGTGGCGATCCTCGACAGCCGCGACTTCCTTGCCGCCTACGTACTTGCGGAACACGCCGCCCTTGATGGAGATACGCTTACTACCACCGCCACCGCCACCACCTCTGCCAGCGACAGCGCGGGTTTCGTCGTCCACTCCAATCTTAGCGAGAGTGCTCTTGATACTCAGAATCAAATCGTTGCTCATAACTATGCTCCTAACTTAGCTTGCTTTACGAACTGTGATGCCATACTCGCGCATCACGTTGACACCCGGAGGGAGCCCCTGACCTTCAATCTGTGCCATGTGCTCCTTGAAGTTCCCCTGATGTATACGGCGCTCAAGAAGCTCCACAGCCTCGTTCTCAAGCACGTAATTCTTGAAGTTGTCCCAATCGGTGCAGTAGAACCGCTCGTTGACGCGGCGCATCAAAGTGCCGTGCGTCGTCTTGATACTGTCAGCACCGATCTCATTGCAGATATCCAACATGCTTTTCTCAAGTTTCTCCATGTCGGTAACCAGCTTTTTGTCAGCCTCTTCGTAGTCGTCCTTCAACTTGGCCCGCTCATTGCGAAGCGCGATGTAGGCTGCGACTAACTCTTCGGTATTTACTTTAGTCATTGCTTTCCAACTCCTGTTTGTACATGTCCACCAACAATTGGTGGTTATCTACTTTGCCTTGCAGCATCTGATACATCTTCTTCTCGACTTCCGATCCTTGCAGATGAACCACAGTCATTCGGTTCTTCTGCCCCACTCGGTCAATGCGAGCGATGCACTGCAGATACGTCTCAACGCTCATCACGGGTGACCAAAACACTACGGTATCTGCGGCAGTCAACGTAACACCATGCGATGCAGCTTGCGGTTGAATGATCAACACTCGTGGGTGTTGTTGCGTCTGAAATCTTTGAATGATCTCTGAGCGCCTTGCCGCTGGTACGCTGCCTTGGATGATTTCGTTGGTGTAACCCTTTTCCGTTAAGTGATTGGAGACTACGTCGATAGTATGCGTGTACGAAACGAATACTACAACTTTATTTACAGTTTCATCAAGCACTTCTTCCAGTGCATTTAAACGTGGAGAGATGTCGAACTCGACGACTTCGCGGGTATCGGTGTAGACCGCGCCGCCTGACAACTGCAGAAGCTTAGTCAATGAAGCTGCTGCATTGACTGCGGTAATTTGTTCGCCCGCTGCTTCGACCAGCATTTGATTCTTCAATCGTTTGTAGTACGCGATGACCTGCGGTGTGAGCGGGATCTCTCGGGTCTGGTATGTGACATCCGGAAGATCAAGGCACTCTGCCTTCGTAAAGCGTATTGCAGGTTGCAGCGCATTAAACACCTCACCCTGTGCAGACCGCTTCGGCACCCACTTAAACCGGGTGACCTGCATCATGACCTTGTCACGCCATGCGGTCATGAACTTTGGCACTCGGTACGGTGAGACCAGACGGGCTAGCCCAAACGCATCGACCGGTGACTGCGATGCCGGAGTGCCGGTCATCATCCAGAGCCATGTGTGTGGCTGAATTAACTTCGCCAGCGTCTTCCAGCGCCGCGTGCTTGCAGTCTTGTAAGCGTTGGCTTCGTCTACGATGATCAAATCAAAGTTTGCAGTCTGCAGTTCCTCCAGCATCACGTGTGTGCCGTCGTAGTTGATGATGGTGAAGTCGTAACCGCTACGAATGATCTTCTTGCGGCGCTCTGCCGGTCCGTACGCTACGCCACAAGTGCGGTGCATAGCGGTCTTCAGTACGTCGGCTTGCCATGCGGAGTACATGATTGAAATTGGGCAGATGACTAGCACCTTGCGTATTGCCCCAATGTTCATCAGGTAGTCTGCCGCCCAAATTGCTGCGCTTGTCTTGCCAGTGCCCGCTTCGTTGAAACAGAAAGCGCGTTGTCTGATCGATAGGAACGCAGCGGTATCCTTCTGATGCTCAAACGGTTTGTAAATCCCGGGCCACTTGTAATCTCGCAACATGGGCGATGGGATCTTGAGGATGCTCGGTAGTGCTGCATCACATAGATGCGTCAGCCGCTGGGTTTCTTCGTGTCCCCAGTACAGTAGTAACTCTTTGTCGTTCCCGTGGGATTTATGAATCTCGCACTTGTCGATACAGGAATGTACGTCGTCGGCGAGTTGATACGGCAGTCGGAACTGCAACACTGTGTCGTCAATAATCTGCATAACTACTCCAATTACTAAGACCCCTTACGGGGGTTAGTCGGTCAACGCACGGTCAGGAAAGCATAAAAAGCAGGGCCGTCGTTGACAGGCATGGTTAAGCGAGCATGAAGTCTCGCTGGGGGGAAAGTGGGTGGGAAACCCCCCGTCCTCCACACTCATGCCTTGTGGGGATCAGACCTTCACCGCTCCGCTAGAAGTGCGTTTGAATGAGCGGTTCCGGCGAGCAGACTGAATAGTGTACCCATCTTTGTTAGTACCACCACGAGATAGCGGCTTCTTGTGAGCAATATCTTTGTTCTCTCGGCGATCTGCTTTCCCGTTGCGATTTAAATCTTTTCCATTCTTATCGACAGCACGGCGAGCACGTTGCCGCTCCATGCGATCCGCATGTTCTCCGCGAGCCTTCTGCTGGCGATATTCTTTGTCGTAAGGTCTTGGCTTGTTGACGTATGGCATTAGCGCACCTTGTTAAATTGACAGGCAGTCACCGGACACCAGCCGCACAGTGGGTTTGGGTTCTCGGGCCACTTGTCGTTGTCGTAGGATAACTTCAATCGCTCCAAATCCGGCAGGAAATCCTTCCACATGTCCTCGGACTGATCGCGGTGATACACCTCGTTGACGAATGCGTTGTGAGCTACAAACAACAAACCCGCTTTGATATGGTGAATAGCAGGAAAATGTGCGTAGGTCATTAACGACATTAGCTTCAACTGCTTTACGTCGGGATATTTCGCACTGCCAGTCTTGTAGTCCACGATGTAAGCGGTGTCGCCGCCCAAGATCAACAGGTCAACGATGCCCCGCACCCAGTAATCCGCCGCCGCCCAAGTGCATGGTTCTAGTTCTGTGTTGATCGCCATCCGATATTCTGGCAAGCGTTCGCCGTCGATCTGCAGCAGTGCATCCAGCATCGGTTGAAACTGCTCGTAATTTTTCTCCAGCGGCGTACCTTTCCCAACGTAGTCCTCTAGCGCCCCGTGTACCGCCGTGCCGTACAGCATCTGCTGTGTGGGACGCTTGACATAATTCTTTGCGACCTTGACCTCGTAATACTGCCGGGGGCAGGTCACGTAATCCTTCAGGCTGCTGTAACTCCACTTGATCATTAACACTCTCCATAGGACTCCCCCCACTTGGCTTCGCAAGCCACAGGTAAGTCCGGGCACCAATCAAGTGGAGTAGACATAATTTTTGTTATGAATTCAACTGCTTCCTGTACTTCGTCCTTGGGAACCACAACCACGGCAGCGTCATGCACGGTCAGCACAGGCCGGTAGCGTTCCCTCATCTTGAGCATCTGCTCGCCCACGATGATCCGTGCCAACGCCTGCACTACGTTTTCAACCATTGCTCCACCCCAAATACCAACCGGTCCTTTGCGGGAGTCGTAGGTCACCTTGTCATCTTCGAGTCGGAGGTTTGCGTAGCGAATTTTCAAAGTGTTCGGTAGTTCAATACCGTCCGGGGTGATCCACAGTGCTCCACCCTGACCCAAGGAGAACGACTGCTCGACCCCTTTCATCATGGCATTTAAAGCACGATCACACTCCGCCCAGAGTTCTGGGATCTTGCTGTTCTCGGTGCGGTACACCTGCACGTATCGCTTGGCATCATCCTCGCTGATGTCCGCCCCGGGCGGCTGGGTCTTCAGGGTATGCCGAAGTTTGATTGCCCCGGTGCCATATCCCAGCCCAAGGATGCAGGTCTTGCCGACAAACCGCTCGACAGGATCTTTCTTGCTGATGGGTCTGTCGTAAATCTTGCTGGCGAAGATGCTGTACACATCCTCACCCTTGCGGAACTGCTCGACTACAGATGTTTGCCCAGCCAACCACGCAAGGACGCGTGCTTCGATTTGCGAGGAGTCGCAGTTGATAATGACAGAACCCTCCGGAGCCACCACCGAATTCTTGAGTGCCTTCTTTTTCTTATCTCTTGATGGAAGGTTTTGTAGGTTGACGGAGTCCGTGCCAGACCAACGACCCGTGTGAGCGCCGTAATACTTGAGCGGGATAGGTAACCGACCACGATTCCTACCACGAATACGAATAAAGCGTTCAATTCTGCTCTCCTCCAATGTTGATTTAGTACCCAGACGCACCGCGCATAGTTGCTGAATCACAGGGTCTTCATGGCGCATCAATTCAATAAAGCCCTCGTCATTCTTGGCGAAGGCAAATGTTTCTTTACCTGTCGTGGGGCTCGTCTTTGTCGGCGGTGTGATCCCAAAACTTTTCAGCACTTCGGCGAATTGCTTGTTGCTGCAAAGCTTCTTGCGGACTTCCTCTTCTGTCTCTGCCTTGAGTGCCGTCATCAAACCGCGCAGCAGTTCAGACTTCTCAGCCTTGATCTCCTCCTGCCGATCCATCAGGAGACCGTCATCTATCTTCAGCGTCGGATGGATGAACATCCGCAACGTCATGTCAATCAGTTCTAATTCTGATGTTGGGAATCCTGCACTAAGCCGATAAAAAAGAGCATAGGTAAGATCAACATCATTGCGGCAATAAAGAGCATACCGATCAAGATCTTCAGTAGAAAAGTCCAAACGCTTTTTACCCAACGCATCGACCACCTCGGTTCCTTTTTCGCCTAGTTCATACCGTTTGGCGAGCGCCGCCAAACTCCCACCCGCATCCACCCCATGCACCGCTCGCGCCATGCAGAGCGTATCCATGTATATCCCTGCTTCGATACCAAAGATCCACGACAAGATAGCGCCATCAAACAATGTGTTATGGCAGAGCAGCGCAGAGTTAGCCCAATCCAGCTTCTTGAGTTGTTGTTGGATATCGTGATGAGTCCCTGTCACCCATTGCGTGGGGCTGTCGTTAACTTTAAATGCTGCGCCAATGACCTCAAACTGTTTGTTGCGAATGTACTCCTCGGTCGTCAGCTTCGACAGGCTGAAATCCTTGGAATAAAAAGTTTCAAAGTCGAGCGTGATCAGGCTCATACCAGCACCAACGGCTCCTTGTAGTTATGATCAAAGATGCCATCGCCAGTCAGCGCCTTGGTCGCCAAAGTCTTGTTGTGGTAGTCGATCCCTGACCACTCAATGTACTGCTCTAACGTACGCTTGTTACCGATCCCGTACACCCCAGTTAATTCGCCTGTAACGATCTTCGACAAACGTGACTTGGAATGTTTGTCGTAGTTGTACCATTTCTGCGGGCGGTTCTTCTCGATGAACTCATCACTCCACACCGTCGTGCGATAGCTCCTACCGTAATGGTGATACACCGGGATCGAAGGGATATGAAACAGGTTGTATCCATTTGTCCAAAGCCGTAGTGCAAGGGAATGTTCTTCGCCAGAGAAGTATAGATATGGATCGTACGGCACCTCTTCACATACCGTGCCTTCCGTAAAAAGACAGTTGGCGCTCAGCAAGAACGCATGGGTCGGTTCATTCCTGCCTAAGACGCGAGCATGAGTGCTGACGTACATGTCTTTGTTGAAAGAACCCGGGCCATCCGCAACAAGTGTCAGAAGCCCGTTGTACTTGGACTTCTTCAGGTTGTTGATATTGTCATCAACCGCTACAAACGAGTGAGGGTAAGCCGTAATGACAGGCTTCTCGTGATAGTCCTTCAGATTCAAGTATGCGTTGATCAAAGTCTCATCCCAGTCCGCGTCGAACAGCGTGTGGGAATCCACCTGCATGAAGTAGTCCTCACCGTTCCACATGGCCTGTGCAGAGTTGCGAGCCCAGCACGCTCCCCGTGCGTACTCAGGATCGACTCTGAGATACCGAATCTGCGACTCGTATCCTAATTCTTTGGCGTTGAAGAACTCACCGGGATACGCCTGATCAACGATTCCAAACGCTAGTCCCTGTTTGTGTCTCGCGTTGTTGTATGCCGACATGACCGTGCTCATGAGCAAAGGATCTCGGTACGAAATAATGCTTATAAAAATTTTGGGGGCCACTTGTTTAAATCTCATTGCTTTAAGTATTTGATCTCGACTCCAAAGCGAGACCTCTCGGACTACGCCGTTACTAAACCTTTCTTCAACTACATTTGCAAGTACTTCGGAAGGAAAGTTGTAAGGCGGCTTGCACATGTCGAGGGCTCTAAAACCCCCTGTTTTGATGTCGGTGTTGACCGTACCTGTAAACGTCGTCGTCAGAAGGTAAGGAATCTTGGACTTCAAGAAGTTATTAAGTAGTGCCTTGGCGTCTTTGTGTGACAAATGATGGATACAGTCGCGGCAGATCATCAAGTCTGCCTTGGGGTACGGATCTTTGGTCAGATCCATATGCACAAAAGAAACCTTGTCACTTCTGTGCTCTGCATTTAAACGCTCTATCAACGGGCGCACGATATCTGCACCCACGTATTCCACATCAGTATTCGGCAACACGTGCCGCATCCAGTTAAAGTCACCGCAGGGAGCGTCAAATACTTTTTTAATCGAAAAGTACTTAAAGATTTCGGGTAACTGCTTACGGATGGTTTCCGTGTAAGCCATGCTCGACCCCGGGCCACTAACGCTATCAGTCCCGTGCCAATGGTTGTTCTCGTAGATATAAGTGAAAGTGCTTTCCAAGTTACTCACGTTTTTTACCTTTCTTTAGTTCCGCTATCTCTTCCCGTAGTCGTTTAATCTCGTAGTGGCAGGCCCACAACACGCCACCCACAGTTAAGAACTTCATCTCTGTCGTAGTCGATGCATCGTTGATCTCGCGTGGAAGATCACGGATCAAATCCAAAATATCATCTTCGATTTCCACGCAGCGCCTCTATTTCATTTTTTAATGTTGTGATCTCAAGCGCCAGCACGTTGGCCTCAAGTGCGAGACCCGCTTGACGGATACTGGCTAAGGCTTCGCTGACTTTGGTTTGTTGAGAATACCGCCACGGCATTCGTGCCATCTCGTCGCGCCACGCCCCCGGCGGGGACTGATCGTCTACGCTCATGTTCCATCTCCTCTAGTATTCGTATGTCGTATTGTTTTATTCCACGATACAACGCGGAGCGTACAGTAGATCCTGCAATGCCCCACTCGGCAGCAAGATCCTTGTACTGTTTGGTCTTCATCAATCGACCGGCAAGTTCCTGCTGTTCGAGCAGAATCTTGTATTGCTCATAACTCAACAACGGACCTTTCATGTTTCACCTATTTTTCTCTAGTTCTTCTCTAACCTGCTCACGTACCAACGTCAGTAACTTACACATAACATGAGTCTGTGTACGATTATGAAGACTACTGTCGTAATCACGGGCGTACATCTCAATGATGTCCCATCGCAGAATTTCTAACTTTTTATCGTCGCCAATCTTCGCCCAAATAGTGTCAGGCATTACGATAGTTTTTGTATGGTTTGGTGCCATCACCAAGTAGGCTTCTTCCTCGCCATCAATATCTTCAACCATGTCAAATCTCCTTCGCTACCGCCATCCACTCTTCTGCGTACTCGACGTTACCCCAGTCCTTGAACCAAGGGCCACCGCGAGTGAAGTGAACGGCTTGTGGGTTCGGGCAGTCATTCTTCGTATGCCAACCCTCTAAATAGTTATACGCGATAGGCAAGTCACCGATGGTGGCATCCCACAAGAACCGTAACTGATGTAGGTACATCCCTGTCTCGCGGTTCACAATCTCAGGAGTTAGCGTCTTGAGTAACGGATGCCCACAGTTCCACAGGATCATGCTCGACCAATTCTTTCGCGGATACTGGTGCTGTGCAGCGCCGTCCATCTTCGTAGATTCTTTCGGTTTGTAGTCATGCTTAACCACAAGCGCCCCGTAGTACGGGTTCATGTAGTCCTCAAGCGCAGCAATGTCGCCTCGCCAGAGAAAGTCACAGTCCATGAACACCGCCCACCCTTCGTGCTTGCAAAGGTGCGGCACAAGGAAACGGGTGAAGGAAAACTCCGTCGATGACAGCGGGTCATGCTCCCGCCAGTACAGGTTGCGCTCACGCATTTCCTGTTGCTTGATCGGCTGAATGTCGAGCGGAATGGATGTATGCCTGAGTAACGACTCTCGGCACACCTGATACGCGATGTCCTCGCGGCTGTCCCAACCAATAAAGACTTTCATCACACAGCCTCAAATTGTTGTTTACGTGCTTCGCCCTTGTAATGCAGGATCTTCGCACCGTCGTGATTAAACTCTGGCAGACACCCGACTATGGACTCAGGCATCTCGCCGCACTTGTGCTTCTTGGCGTACTCTCTCAACGCTTCTTGATCGCCGTACCATTTACGAAACTTCTTATCCATGTCGTTCAACATGGCGTACATTTCAATCCACGGATCACCATTACGGGTCGCGGTGGCACAAGCAACAAACGGGTATACGTCGTCTATAGTCATCTCAGCGTATTCAGCAAAGTCTATCCCGCGCTGATACGGGTTGAACTGAACGTCTTTCTGAAAGTCTCGACGACACATAGCGATCTCGTTCTCGCCTAACAATTTGTCTACCTCGACGCGCTCAATAAAGATCATATCGGTATCGATATAAAGCGCGGGTTCTGCAAACTTCAATTCAGCAAAACACTTGAGCCGTGATGTCATTAACTCAGCACGATCAAGATCAAACTCTCTGCGGTCAGTCACACCTAGCACATCCGGTGTGGTTTGATCAGTACACATAATGATATTGGCGTCTGGGTTATGCCGCAGAATTGATTTGACCATCTTCTGTGGTCCAGAAATATCGTCACCCACATACATGAATACAAAGTTGTCGCGCACTCGTCTGCCGTTAAAATCCAATCGCAGATCTAACTCTTCTTTGACATGCTTCAACTGCAAGTCCCACGGCGCGTTCATGTTCTCGCGCTGATAAATCTTTACGCCGCTGTACCACATGCTTTCGTTTCCAAGGCGGCTATTCCAGTACCAAAGTTTGTTGGCATCAAGAAGTAGAACATCTTTACCCATCGCCCCTGCCAGATGTACGGTCGCACACGATGGCGAAATAATCACATCGCACAGGTCAATCAACGCCGCTACGTTCTCCATGTCCAAGAACGTATCAATATGCGTCGTAATAAGGTTCGGGTGAAAGTCGATACCTTCCTTCTGCGCTTCGCCGTACTGAAGGTTGATGAACTTTAAATACGGTGTGTCAAGGATAGGTTTAAATTGCTCCAACGGCACAGACTTGTGCTGTCCAATGCTAGGAGCGTTACTGTGCCAAGATATGCCTACTACAAACTGTTCGTCGCTGAATCCCAAGTCTTTGCGTAACTCTTTGACTCTGTATGGATCAGAAGCCAAATAACCTTCTGAAACATGGAACGGGATATCCCACACTCGTTTAATAAACAATCTACCCAAACTCGCAATCGGAAGATGCGAGTCATGCTCTTTCATCTTTATCCGCGAACTGTGAGATAAAAAAGTTACATTCGGAGCCTTGCACCCACGCTCAAACAGTCCGACCAGTCGCAGATCTATTAGTACAGTTACGTGTTCGCACTCTCGCGCCAACGCTTCAATCAGTGATCCGTAAAGAATCTGATCACCGATACCCTGCTCACACCAGACGATAGGACGTTTGTGTTTGCCACGCTCCCACATGGGGCGCTTGGTATGTAATCGTGGGGAATTAAAAGTCTTACTCCCCCATCTACGTTCGTAACCTTGCCATCCCGCTTTGAAGTCGCCCATCTGAAGGGATAAAAGCCCAACAGTCCACCCTGCGTCGTCGTTCTCTGGCTCAAGTCGTACGGCGGTCTCAAAATACTTTCGTGCAAGTTCCCAACGGTGCATCTCCCAATGACACCGCCCGGTCTGAAGCATGGATGCCGTGAATAACGGCAATGCCATGTTGAGATTCTCCAGATACCCAATCGCGTCGTTATATTTTCCCTCGTTGGCAGTATCTACTCCAACCTTGTAGACATGCTGCGCCATGTCCATCAAAGTCTTTGACTGTTTTTCCTCTCTCTTGGGAGTGGCGATCTTGCCTATTCTTGGGGCTTTCACCAGTAAACCCTCCCAGAGCCGCGCTTCGCTGCCCACTCTGGCGGCGGCACGTGCGCCCACTCGTTCAGTCTGCGCCATCGCCAGTCACGTAAGACTCTTTTAAGCCAAGTAATCATGTTGCCTCCTGCGGAACAATCTGAAGGAGTGAGAAAGGAACGGAGATCGCTGTCTTTCTGCCTTCACGTGGGTAGATCAACGCTCTGGCAAAAGACTCCACCATCATGGCATTGACCACCCCTTTCTCGACACCCTCGAAGTCATCGAATACAAACACCGTGTCAGCGTGAATGATCTTAGACAACGGCTCAATATCGTTCTGACTCAGACGACCATCAAGATAAACGAGATCAATTTTGGTTTCTTTCTGCGCCAAATCCTTGAACATATCAGGTGATGCGGTCTTGGGATATTGATGAATATTCAAGGTATCCAGATCGATGGCGTTAGACATATCGCAGGTGTAGATATCCACCAGACGTTCAAGCGCCAAGTTCATCGTCAACGTAGATACGCCAATGAACGTACCCACCTCGGCGATTGTATTGGGCTGAAAGAATTTGGTGATCTTGTACAACTCAATCGCATCGTCGTATGGGACAGAGCCTGTTTTGTACTCGGCTTCGGATCGCAGCGATTGTTGTTCCTCCACGATCTTCTCGATGATCTCGAAAGGAAAGTCACCGACCTTCTCATCGATGATGCCCCACACAATATCACTTAGCCGCTTACGACCTATTAAAATCGGATTCATGCTGCGACCTCCTTTTCCATCCTGTATGTCTTCTCGACCACGCCCTTCTCGCGGTTGCCCACAAAACAGGATCGCACAAAAGTCTGCGCCCCGGTCGATAAGTTACGCAAGTGAGCGCGTCGGAAGTGATACCTCGGGCCATCACGCTCGCTGCCCTCCCGTGTGCCCAGCGTTTCTTTTACCGTACCGTGTGGCAACTTCAGCACGTGGTACTCAAAGCCACCCACGCCCGCCTTCTCAAACGTACGCGTGCGCGTGTATGACTTCTCCTTGCGGGTCTCCAACGTCGCTCCCACACGCAGCGCATGACAGGCTTGGGCTACGAGGCTGATGTCTGCTTGGTATTCGCTAAAGTTTGCTACGCCTGTGCGGGCGTCATTCTGATCAAGGTATTCCTGCGTCAGCATGTTCATGATTTGAACTTCTGTTGACCAAAATTTATTACCAGTGTCAACTCTAGTCCCTCGTTTAACGCGCAAAGGATCAAAGATCGACACGCTGAACGGAGCCGTACACCATCTTCTAACTGTTGGGTAGTAGTAAATGCCCAAGAAAATGATGCGCGTCCGCCCGTCTTCTATGGGTTTGTGATCGACGAACTGCTTCTCATCCACTACTAACGTGATGCGCTTCGGAGGGTTTTGCAACTGGGACTGTTCCCCCCTGTACTCATACGTAGGATTTAAATGCCCGTTCATATCGTGCGTCCACGGGTATTCAAACGAGGTGATCGGTGCGGGCAACCCGGTTATCGATACGCACTCTTGATCTGTCGGGCCTGTGTGCTTTGAATCACGGTAAATCTCCCCGTTGGGCGGTAAGACTATGTGAGTCGCCGTTCGCAACAAGTTAGCAACCATAGTGAATGTACTTGTGACTATATGCATTTCTTTAGCATCAGCCTGCGGGTTGGACTGCGCGATGGCCGGTGCGCGTCTTGCCGCCTCCTCCAGATCTCTCACCGCCTCGGCAGCGTATTGCGGGAGGTAGTCTTTCTCTATCATGCGTTATCTCTCGCACCGTTGGGGCGGCTCATCTTCAAGACGTAACCCATGAGGGCTTCGCTTTTCTCGTCCCCAGTTTCGACAAAGTCTTTTCCGGCTATCTGACAAGAATCCAAAAATAGTGTATGCAACTGCTCTATGAGTTTTTCCCACTTATCTGAAACCACAACTCCGTTATCAATGTTCATCTGCCTAATGGCTCGCAGAAAAGTAATTGTTAACGAAAGTGATAACGCAAGGCTGAATGCAGCCTCTTGTGAATTTATACTTTCCTTGGTATTCACGCGTTCTTCCTCGCATCGATCTCACGCTGCAAGTACCACGCAGCCTTCTCAAGATCCTGCACAGGATCGGTGGCCTTCTTACCGGCACGTGCCACGTACTTCACCACGTTACCCAGACGATAGTTCAGATCCTTCGCCTCGATGAAATCGATGGTCTCGATGCCGCCAGACTTGTAGTGCGGTGGGTGATTGACGAGATCGGAAGGGGGCGCTTTCTTGTCCAAACCAAACAGCGCGTTCAATCCCGGCTTGAGTTCGTCCAGCAATTCTTTGCGCGTAATCTTCGGCTTCTCAATCACATCCAACGCCTGTTTCATCTCGGTCACGGCCTTGACGATCTCCGATGGCTTCTTTGTCTTGACAGCCTTCAGATACTTCTTCTCTGCCTTCACCACCTTCGGGTCATGGCTGCGCTCGACTTGTACTTTCTGCTTGGCCTTGGCCTTCTTGTCGAGCCACTTGATGGTATGGACGTATGACGCCTTGACCTTGAGACGCTTAGCGATCTCGATGGCGTTCAACCCTTTCGCCAACAGTCGGCGAATCTTGTCACTTGCTTTCATTTAAATCTCCTTCTATCAGTTTGCGTAGGTTCTCTACGTTGGTTTCATCAATGACGAAGACGCGCCCACCTGCGTCCCGTATTCTCTGCATGGTTGCCTCTTGCAAGGCGGTGGGCTGATTCCCTTTTGCCTTTGTCTCTATGGCAAGGAACTGGCATCGATAACACACGAGGAAGTCGGGCGTACCCGCGTGTCCATAGCCAGACGCCACAGGCATCGCGTAATACGCCCCCATCTCGGTCAAGGTTTTCTTAACCTTGGCCTTGACTCTCCCCTCGGGTGTCATGCGTCAAAGTCGAACGAGAGTTGTCCCGTGACCTTGGTCTTCTTGCCTTTCTTCCTCGGCATCGTGAGGAACACAGGCGTCCTCTCACCCAGATACGCCCCCACCACGTTGTACTCCATCCACTCGATGGCATCCTCGTACGACAGGCCGTTGCCCTCCAATATGTCGAGGCATCGCGCATAGTCGTAGATCGCTATGCGGTGGCTGAAGCGCACACCGTAACCGACAAGGGCTTTAGCGAACTCGGGGAAAATGATGGGGTCATCACACTCGGCGTCGTATCGCTCCAGTTCCTTTTCCTGCTGCGCGATCCACGCTTCGTCTTGATCCTGCTCGTTCCACCACTCCGGCATATTTGATTCGTTCATGTCTGCTTTCCTTTAGTTAATAGATCTCTATTACGGAACCTAACCTAATCTCTCTTGCGTGTCTAGACCTCCTCGCTCTCCATGATCTCGATGTGCGGGTTCTCACACTCGGGGCATACGTCACCCTCGAAGATCGTCACCCATTGCGAGCCGATACCATAGTCGATGATCTCTTCATCTTTGATGTACTTCGGCTCCGCGAACTCATGCTCACAAGTGCTGCAACGATACATTTAAATTCTCCAGTTGGTACTCGTATGCCCAATGTCCGTTGTCGAGATCATAGACAGGCTTCTGATTCTTCTCGCCTGTGCCTACGATCTTCGCCTCCTTGGGGACTTGCGTCCCCCATCCTCCACGCCAGATGACACGCTGCCCGATCTCGTACTGGTAGTTCATGCTGCCTCCCCCTTGCCGTACTCAATATGAATCTCTGCGTTGTCTACCCACACCGCATCTGCGTTGAATACCTCGGCCATCTCGTCCGTGCTTGCCGTGATGTTCTGGATGATGATGTCGGCTATCTCGCTCTCGATGCTCTGCACGTTGTCGAACTCCAACACCACCGTCACTCTCATTGATCTGCTCATGCTGCCTCCAAAATGCTGATGTTAGTCAACGTCCTGTATTCGTTATCGGAGCGGATGAAGTCCCTCTGTGCTCCCCGCAACGCCTCGTCGATGGTGATCGACGGGATGTTGATCTCGGTCATTTGCTTTCTCCTGTTGCTTTGATGATGGCTTCGCGTTGAGTAGTTGCGTCTAGTCCTGTGCCTTCGATGATCTCCACAGCCTCACGCAGGGCGATCAAAAGATCGGGTGCTGCTGCGATCAATCGGGCGTTGGCCGTCGCGTTGCCGGTCTCGTCGCACAGTACGCTTGCAAGGTCGTACATCTCCCCGTCCACATAAGCGCGGATAAATTCGGGGGCAGCGGTGTGATGGTCAATCTCAACTGACCAAGGGGCGGGAGTGTGTTGTGTGGTCATGTCTGCTTTCCTGTTGATTTAAAGCGGGTCATCGATGAAGGCTTGGCTCTCGTCGAACACTCTGGCCTGTGCCTCGTCCATCGCTGCCTCGTCCAGTTTCTTCTCCAGTCGGCGCAGCGCAGCACGGGACTTCTGCCATGCGTTCATCAGTCGGGACAGTCGCTGCTCGATCTGGTTGTGGCGGTCGAGTGCCTTGGCGTAGATGAGGCCGGGATTCTTGGCGGTCTTGGTCTTCATGTCTGCTCTCCTGTCTGGTTAGTAACGTAACATTTCTTACAGTATGAACTCGATTTAAAGCCCTGTCAAGCGGTATGGAAGTGGCCGCCGCAAGCGCAGTCCGGCTCCCCCGTCTGCTCCAACCACTTCGCCGTCGTCCGCAGGATCATCCCGCAGCCATCGCACTCCAACTTCACAAGCCTCGTCGGCTGCTTCTTGCGGGTGGAGAGGTCGAGCGCACCGTGAGTGAGCGGGGGCAGCAGGGCGATGATCCGCGCCAACTCTGCCTTCAACTCCTCCCCGGCATGGGTCGCCGTCATCTTCCCTTCGAGGCCAACGTCCTTGGCGATACGTTTAAATTCACCCTTGTGTCCGCTCGCACAGTCATCGACGGCGTGGACCGTCTCATGCACCAGTACATCGAGCATCCGCACGGGGTCTTGCAGGGTAGGGGAGATGAAGATCTCGTTCACGTTGTCCTTGGACATTCTCCGCGCCCAACACTCTCCGATTCTCTTCCGTGCGCTGCCGCCTCCCGGGAACCCGACAGAGACCCGGGCATCGCTTGGGATAGTGGCGTCGGCTCGATCCTTGAACCAAGGACGCAGGGCGGTGAGGGCGGCGTTCAGCCATTCTTCGCGTGTCATGTTTAGGCTCCTACTCGCTTGAAGACCCAAGCCGTGCCGCTGCCTGTCGGGTTGTCGCTCATGCCGACCAGTTCGAAGTTCCCCCGGTCATCCTTGTCGAGGTACTTCAGCAGGAATTTAAACGCTGCCGTCTTGTGGTTTTCCTCCCCGGTGTATTCGTGGAGGTAGTTATGGGTGACCTTGTCCTTCTTCCCGAAGTGGTTGGCGGTGGCAATGATCCTGCTGCCCTGCGTATTGGTGGCTCCGGCGAATCGGGTGTAGATGATGGTCAGATAGGGGGTGTGGGTAGCCATGTCTGCTTCTCCGTTTAGAAGTTGTAATCGTGGAACTTGATGGGCTTGTCGGACAGGTTGTAGCGGTTGCCGTGAGCATCCTTCCATCCGCGCTTGCCCAAGCGGATTCGGACAACGCGACCATCCGGGTCGCTCTTGATGGTCCAACGCTGATCGTGCTGATTGATCACCGTCCCGCAGAACCCGCCGGGGACAAAGTCCGGCTTCCATGACGGGTCGCGCTCCGCGCTCATGGCGCGAATGTCGAGGGTCTTGTCGCTGACACGGTGGATGATCTCGAAAGGTTTGACGTCGGTGTATCCGCAGTAATTGGCGTAGTTCATGGTTGCTTCTCCTATTGCTCGAAACTTAGTGACGTTGACTTGCGGCGGCGGTCTTTCAACTTGTCGAGGGCGCGATAGGCTTCACGGATGCGTTTATCGTCGCGGTACATCCCAATCTTGCGCTGCTCGTAGTGATTGATCCCGTGTCTGTACAGAATCCACAGGGCAAGGGACAGCGTGCCCGCTGCCTTTCTACCCAGTTTTAGGGTCACGATTTCATCTTCGCTGTTGCTCATGTCTGCTCTCCTGTCTGCCGCAGCACGGTGCTGCGTTGTGAAAGGAATGTTATAGAACGTTTAAAGGGTTGTCTAGCCCAGATAGGTACACAAAACGCTATGCATTTCTGGGGGGGCTGTGTCGGGGCTGTGTCAGTTGTGTCAACTGTGTCAAAAATCAAAGTTATGGAATAGCACACGAAATTGATAGGTGGAGTGGGAAGAAGTGGGTGTAAGTCTATGATTTTATTATTATTTATTTTTAAGAAAAAGAAGAAGAAGAGGGATTGTGTCAATTGTGTCGGGTTTTTTGGGATAGGACGGCTCCAAAACGGGTTGGGTCATGCACTTGCCGTCCCCTCTCCCTCGAACCTGTTGACCCTGTTTTCGGCCCCCCTATCTGAAAAAAGTTGACACAATTGACACAAATCTTTGACCAAACGTCATTTTTACCAAGCAAATCAAACACTTATGCTGCGAAAACCCTGTGTCAAAATGAAAATTTTCGCTGACACTTTTGACACAGACGGGGCAAAAACTGACACAAGGCGCGGTCTGACGCAGCCTGCGACGTTCTGCGCGGCGTTTAAATGCTCTGCAAAATCGTAACTGCGCGGTCAAGCGCGGCCTTGCTTCGCGCAAAAGCGCCCCCCTCTCGCGCACACGCAGAACTGGTATCAAAGGGCGTCGGCAAAAAGAAAAGGCGGGGGGCCGAAGCCCGCCCGCCCCCGGAGGAACCGGTCAGTGTTTGTAGTAGGCCACGTTGGCTACGTTGACATCCCAGCAGGCTCGGCATGGCCCGCACTTGCCTTGCCGCTCGAAAGCCCGACACGTTGCGGCGCTCTTGTCAGATACCACCGTCGAAGTGTGCCGGTACTTTGGTGCAGCCTGATCGATCATCGGTGCCGAGACTCGCACGATCAGATTGCTTGGGATGTCACCCTTCGCGAAGCGCGGCTCCTTGGTTGGTAGCCAGTGCATCGTGTTAGGCGTAGCCCGCGCAATGTCGCAGATCAGAGCGAAGTGCGCCGCCGATTGCAGATCACCAGAGTCGTGCCACCGAAACCACTTGTGCCGTGATATCAAGAACGACATCGCCGATACGAACTCGGCCCGGAACTCTGGGTTTGCCAATGCCCGAGCAAGCACCGTCATGCGACGAGCGAGCGCGGCTTGAACATTGGCGAACATGTAGCGGCCCTTGAGTGCGTAGCACTTCGCGCACACGGAATTGGCAATTTTCCGCAAGAGGCCGCCGGTCTTACAGGCGAGCGCACTAATCGAAAAAGACGGGCAAGGCATCTTACCCGGCGCGGACAATCCGCCGACTAGCGCGTTAGCCGTTGATACTTTCCACATATGCTTTCCTCCACGTGGCAACATCGCCACGGTTCCCATTATACGAATCGCAACTTATGTTGCAAAACTTACGCGCACGCACCCCGTTTTTTACGCGCCCCCCGCCCGCGCTCTCGCATAACTGGTATCAAAAGCTGGGGGCAATAAAAAAGGGCCGAGAGGCTTTCGCCTCCCGACCCCCCGGAGAATCCGGTGTTAGTCCTCGCAGACCGTCTCGTAGACGTCCACTTCCTTCATCTCTGTGCCGACCTTCACGCGCCTGCACGAAGTGGAAGAGAACGAGATCCAGACGTTGTTACCGTCTTCCCAATTCCACCACGTGGTGTACATCGACTCCTTTTCCTGCGGTCGCGAACGTGGCGTCAATCCTGCGCGGCGCAGCACACCGAACATGATATCCAGATCTGCTCGCGATCCTACGACCGAGATATTGTAAGAGCCCGAGTCCACGTACACGTACGTGACGTTAAGCTTGGCTCCCGTCAGTATCTTCACCACATCGCCGACACGTTTGGCATCGCGCTTGATCACGCGATTGATTGCCTTTGCGTTTTCACGTGCGACTTTGTTGGCGTTTTGAATAACCTTCATATGCTTTCTCCGTTGGTTGTTGCCGGTCTTGTCCCGACAATTCACATTATACGATTCGTAACTTTGATTGCAAATCCCCCACGCACTCACACGCGGGCCTCTCGCGCACACGCATAACTGGTATCAAAATTAAGGCCAAAGAAAAAGGAGGCAGGTTTGAAGTCCCTGCCTCCACCGGAGTTACTCTCGAATAAATCCTGCTGCGATCAACTCTTGTGCTCTGCGTCCGAACCAACCTTGCAGTTGGTAGGCAAGTCCCGAGTCATGCAGGAACTGCCATGCTTCCAACTGCTTATCTTCGTCTGCTTCGATCTCGCCCTCAGCAATCATCACTGCGTCAAACATGTTCATGTGCTTTCTCCTAGTTAAGAGCCCAGTCAACAAACCGTTCACGCATCGAGCGTCCATCCTTGTGCAGCATGTGCTGCCGTGCAACCCATATCTTCCAGAGTGCATCCATGCGACTGTCGTCGTACGGCATCGATGTCATCGTGTGATACGTGTACCAGAAACCGTCAAACTTCAGACTCAATACAACGTCATTGATATGCATTTGCTTTCCCCTAAAAGGTGGGGCGGTTTGCAGTCCCGCCCGTTGTGGTTACTGATAGTTCAACTGATCCGCAACAGCGCGAAGCAGTGATGCGAGTGCCTGCTTGTCTCCTGCAACATGCGCGACGATATCGCTTGCGTCTAGTTTGTTGAGGATGCGTGAAGCACTGCACTGATCAACCACATGCTCAATCAGCACATCGGTATCGATTTCATTCAGCACCTCACTCTCATCCAATTCAATCTCGACTTCGTAGTCTTCGATGGTCACTTCTTTGTTGATGTAGATCGTCATTTGCTTTCTCCGGTTACGTCGGGCGGTATTGCCTCGACGGTTCCCAGTATACGATTCGTAACTTATGTTGCAAAATCTTGGCAGCCTCGACCCCACTCCCCCGGCACCCCCCGGAATTTTATGGGGCCCCCCACCCGCACCCCGTACCCCTGAATACGCACAAACGATCCGCATTTTTCCCGGGTTCCAAACCTTATTTCCCGGGCCACGCCTCTTTACTTTTTATTTTTCCCGGGTCCTCCCTCATTTTAGTATTTTGTTGCAACTTGACCCCCACCCCCTCTGTATAAAAACCCACCCCCCTTTAAATTTGGTTCCATCCCCATTTCCGTGCTATATATCCAACAACTTGGGCCAAACCCCATGCACATGGAACCACTCGTACCAGAGATAGAAGAAGGTATCCCCCTCCCTAAGAACGCCTCCGAGGCGTTGCCGGAGCTATCTGCCCGCGAAGAACTCGACGGGATTGCCAAAACCTACGTGGAATTGGCCGAGTTGACTGGGGCACCCATGCAGATTGACGAAAAGGATGTCGAAGAAGGCAAGAAAGTTGCCAAAGAGATCATTCAAAACCCCAAGGTAAAGCCAAATTTCAACGCTTTACGCGATAGCACCAAGGCCGTGCTCGCAGGGATGGTCGCCAAATACGACTTTGAGGTGGTCGAAGACCTCGTCCAACTGAAGAATTTCGTGGTGAACGCACTCCTTGATGAGTACAACAACGCCACCGAGAGCAAAACCCGCATCCAAGCCCTCTCCAAACTCGGGGAAGTAGACGGTGTAGACGCCTTTAAGAAGCGCACCGAGACCACTCACATCATTAAACCCATCGAAGAGGTGGAGAAGGAGTTGATGTCGGTGTTGGAAGGCATCGAATACCGGGTTATTGAGGAAAAAGAGGTGATAAATGGGTGAGTTTTTAGCCTCCGAAGAGGTCGTGCAGCACCGGCTGGCCTATTGCGACCCCTGCGAGAACAATAAATTGGGTATCTGCAAGAAATGCGGGTGTTTTGTGCAGGGAAAAACCCGTTTTGCAAACCAGCGGTGCCCGGTAGGGCTATGGGGGCCCGAGAAAATGGGCATCAAAGCGTTGGTTGACGATTAAAACGTGCAAATTACGGCTGAAAATCTGCAAAAGTTGAAGTTGGCGTTGCCAAACCTGCCGGACAAAGAGAAACGGCGGGTGGCGACCCTTCTAAAGCAGTATCAAACCCAAATAACGCAGAAATTAGGCAAAGATTCGTTCCTTGATTTTATTGATCACGTTTATACCGGTTACAAAGTCGGCCCACATCACCGGAAATTGGCGAAGATCTTCGAAGACATAGCCAATGGGGTAAAAAAACGCGTGATTGTTAACATTGCGCCGCGACATGGTAAGTCTGAAATGATTTCTTACCTCGCTCCGGCGTGGTTTTTAGGCAAATATCCGCACAAAAAGGTCATTATGGCCTCCCATACTGCGGATCTCGCAGTTAATTTCGGACGGAGGGTTCGCAACCTTGTCGGATCTGATCTTTACCGAGACATCTTCCCAAACGTCGAGTTGCAGGCAGACAGTAAGTCAGCATCCCGATGGGGTACGAACTTCAATGGAGAATATTTCGCAATCGGCGTCGGCGGCGCTTTGGCTGGACGCGGTGCAGATCTTTTTATTATTGATGATCCTCATTCTGAACAAGAAGCTAAGCAAGGGCGCTCAGATGTTTTTGAGCCCGCGTGGGAGTGGTTCCAGTCGGGTCCGGTCCAAAGGTTGATGCCGGGTGGCGCGATTATTGTCGTAATGACCCGTTGGTCCAAGATGGATCTGACGGGAAAAATCATCGACCACATGACCAAGAACGAGGATGCAGATGAGTGGGAAATTGTCGAGTTCCCCGCCATCCTCAATGAGAAACCCCTCTGGCCTGAGTTCTGGGGTATCGACGAACTCCTTGCTAAAAAGGCCAGCATGGATGTGCGGTACTGGCAGGCCCAGTACATGCAGGAGCCGACATCCGAAGAGGGTGCGCTCATCAAGCGAGAGTGGTGGCAGGTTTGGGAGAAAGAAGACCCCCCCGCCTGCGAGTTCATCATTATGTCTTTGGACGCGGCGCAGGAGAAAAACAACCGTGCCGACTACAACGCCTTATTAACATGGGGCGTGTTCTTTAATGAAGAAACCAAGTCCAAAAACATCATTTTGTTAAATAGTATCAAGCAACGATTGGAGTTCCCCGAACTTAAACAGTTGGTGCTGGAAGAGTACAAAAGCTGGAACCCCGACAGCTTTATCGTGGAAAAGAAGTCAAACGGTGCGGCGCTGTATCAGGAGATGAGGCGCATGGGCGTCCCGCTCATGGAGTTCACGCCGGGTAAAGGGCAAGACAAGATCTCGCGTGTAAATGCCGTGACGGACCTCTTTTCGGCGGGTATCGTATGGGTGCCCGACCGGCGTTGGGCATGGGAGGTCGTGGAGGAGTGCAATGACTTCCCGTCCGGGTCGAATGACGACTTGGTAGACGCGACCACACTTGCCTTGCTGCGCTTTCGGCAGGGGGGCTTTATCAAACTGCCATCGGATGAGCCAGAACCCGTAAGGTGGTTCAAGAGCCATCGCGGGCAGGGGTTCTATTAGGAGAATTTAAATGGCTGTTGATAAAAGTTTGATGGAGGCTCCCCAAGGCATCGCGGCGATGGCTGCGGAGATGGAGCCCATTGAGATTGAGATCGTAGACCCCGAAGCGGTTCGCATCGGCGTGGATGGGATGCTGATTGAGTTGGAGAAAGAAGAACCCCGCGCTGAAGAGTTTGACGCCAACCTCGCCGAGTTTATGGGCGAGAACGAACTGCAGAGTCTGGCAAGTGAATTACTGGGGAACTACGAACAGGATTTGTCAAGCCGGAAAGATTGGCTAGACACTTACGTCAAGGGGTTGAAGATTCTTGGCATCCGGTACGAAGAGCGTACCGAGCCGTGGCCGGGTGCGTGCGGTGTGTTCCATCCGCTCCTGATGGAGTCAGCGGTCAAGTTCCAGTCTGAGACCATCATGGAGACCTTCCCCGCGATGGGTCCGGTGAAGACCAAAATTATCGGCAAGGAAACCCCGGAGAAGAAAGACGCAGCGATTCGTGTCTCCGATGACATGAATTATCAACTGACCGAGGTGATGAAGGAGTACCGCCCCGAACACGAGCGGATGCTGCTCAGCATGGCCCTCGCGGGTAACGCCTTCAAGAAGGTGTACTTTGATCCGTCGCTCAACCGCCAAACGGCGGTCTATATCCCCGCTGAAGATATCGTGGTGCCCTATGGTGCGGCGAATTTGGAGACGGCGGAGCGTGTGACGCACCGGATGCGGAAGACGAAGAATGAACTCGTCAAGCTGCAGTACGCAGGGTTCTACCGTGATGTGGATCTGGGTGACCCGATTCGCACGATGGATGAGGTCGAGAAACAGAAGGCGGAGGATCAGGGGTTCTCTGCCACGATGGACAATCGATTCCAGCTTCTGGAAATGCACGTAAATATTGATCTTCCGGGGTATCCAGATGTCGATGAAGAAAACAATGAAACAGGAATTGCCCTTCCGTACGTTGTCACAATCGAAAAAGGAACGAGTACGATCCTCTCGATTAGGCGGAACTGGAGAGAGGAGGATGAACTCAAAGCAAAGCGCCAGCACTTCGTCCACTACGGATACATACCGGGCTTTGGATTTTACTACTTCGGCCTTATTCACCTTATCGGGGGACATAGTAAGGCTGCAACCTCACTGCTTAGACAGCTTGTTGATGCAGGAACTCTCAGCAATCTCCCCGGAGGACTCAAGTCTAGAGGACTACGAATTAAAGGAGACGATACTCCGATTGCACCGGGAGAATGGCGAGACGTAGACGTACCAAGCGGTGCGGTGCGGGACAACATCCTACCGCTCCCATACAAGGAGCCGAGCCAGACGCTTGCCATGTTGCTCGACAAGATCGTCGAAGAAGGCCGCAAATTTGCTGCGGTATCTGATCTCAAAATCAGCGACATGTCGAACCAAGCGCCGGTCGGCACCACACTAGCGATTCTGGAGCGCGTTCTGAAGGTGATGTCGGCGGTACAGGCCCGCATCTACTACGCGATGAAGCAGGAGTTCAAGCTTCTTGCTGGAATCATTCGCGACAACACGCCAGATGAGTATTCGTACGAGCCAGAGGTTGGCAAGGCGAGTGCAAAGAAATCGGACTACGACAACGTCGATGTTATTCCGGTTTCAGATCCCAACGCGGCGACGATGTCGCAGAAGGTGGTGCAGTACCAAGCTGTGATGCAGTTGGCGCAGTCGGCTCCGCAGCTTTATAACCTTCCATATCTGCATCGGCAGATGATTGAGGTGCTTGGGGTTAAGAACGCCGACAAGATTGTCCCGATGCCGGATGATCAGACGCCTCGCGATCCAGTGACGGAGAACATGGATGCCATGACGGGCAAGCCGCTCAAGGCGTTTATCTATCAGGATCACGAAGCGCATATCCAAGTCCATATGGCACTTGGGCAAGACCCGAAGATTGCTCAGATGATTGGGCAGAACCCGATGGCGCAGCAGATCACATCAACGCTGCAGGCGCACATCATGGAGCACGTGGCGTTCCAGTACCGCCGCGAGATCGAGAAGCAGTTGGGGGCCAGCCTCCCGCCGCTTCCGCAGGACGACAACGACGAGTACGACTTGCCGCCGGAGATCGAGGTCCAGTTGGCCCAGATCAGTGCAGCGGCAGCCGCAAGACTCTTGCAGAAGGATCAGGCCGAGATGCAGATGCAGCAGGCGATGCAGCAGATGCAGGACCCGCTTGTGCAGATGCAGCAGATGGACCTGCAGATCAAACAGATGCAGGCCGAGACCAAGCAGATGCAGGTGCAGATGGAGGCGCAAGCCAAAGCAGAAGAGATGCGGCTCAAAGAGCAGAAAAACATCATCGATGCGGCGGCGAAAAACGACGAGCTTCGACTGCGAGAGGCCGAGATCTCTGGGCGTCAGCAGCTTGAGGCGGCTCGCTTGGGTGCGGACATTGAGAAGCACAAGGCGCAAGAGTCCAACAGACAAGAGCTTGAAGGCACTCGACTTGGAGTTGAGATCGCCAAAGCCAAGGATCAGGCGGCACAGCGACAAGCACCGCCGAGACCGAAGGAGAAGTAAATGGGCTATTCCAACGCTCTGGAGTACCTCGACACGAGGCTTCAAGAAGAGCGCATGTTGATCGTTGAAACCTTGATCCAAGGCAAATTGGACGAGGGTGAATACAAACGACTTTGCGGGGCGTTACAGGGTCTCGACCTCGCCAAGAACCATATTAAAGACCTTGCAAAGAGGATCGAGGAAGAATGAGTAGCATCGACGTAGAGAAGACGCAGGAGGAAGCCAAAAAGGCTCGACTCCTGCCAGAACCCAAAGGCTATCGAATCCTGTGCGCCGTGCCGCACGTGGAGGAGGAGTTTGAGGGGGGACTGATCAAAGCCGAGGACACCAAGCGAGTTGAAGAGCAGACCACCGTGGTCTTGTTCGTCATCAAATTGGGCAACCTTTGCTACAAGGACGAGAACCGATTCCCCACCGGTCCGTGGTGTAAGGAAGGCGATTTTGTTCTGACCCGTCCTTATTCAGGCACCCGCGTGGTTATCCACGGTCGGGAGTTCCGCATTATTAATGACGATACGGTGGAAGCGGTGGTCGAAGACCCCCGTGGAATCCGCAGAGCGTGAGGTAAAACATCATGGCAGTTGACCGCGAAGAATATAAGTTCCCAGATGAGATTAAGGCTAAAAAAACCGAAGAAAATCAAGAAGATAGCGATGTTATCGAGGTACAGATAGAAGACGACACCCCGCCAGAAGACCGGGGTCGGGTTCCGATGCCCAAGGATATCGTCGAGGAGTTAGATAACGACGACCTTGAGGAGTACTCTGATAAGGTTAAAAAGCGCCTTTCTCAGATGAAAAAGGTGTATCACGATGAGCGCCGCGAGAAAGAGCGAGCGATCAGAGAGCGTGAAGAGGCCCTGAAATTTGCCCAGATGCGGGCTGAAGAGGCCAACAAGCTCCGTGAGCGAGTCCACGTTGAACAGAATGCGTTGAGAGAGCAGGCGACCCTGACAATCAACGCTGAAATCAATTCAATTAAAGACAAACTCAAGCAGGCGTACGAATCAGGAGATTCGGAGCAAATTACCAATGCTCAAGAGGCTTTGACTGACGCAAAGCTGAAATTGACCCGCATGGACTTTGCTAGGGCCACTTTACAACCGCCCGCCGGAAGAGTAGAACAAGTTCCACAGGTACCGACGCCCCAAGTTGCTCCTGAACCACAGCCGGACCCAAAAGCCGTTACGTGGCGGGAAAAGAATACTTGGTTTGGCGCAGACGAGGAGATGACCGCCCTCGCACTCGGCCTGCATGAAAAACTGGTCCGGTCTGGTGTAGATCCTCGTTCTGACGAGTATTACCGCCGAGTCGATGAGACTATGAGGAAACGCTTTCCTGAAGCATTTGACGATGCCGAAGAGGAAGAGAGACCTCAAACGAAGCAGGCCCAAAAACCCGCTCGCACAAAACCAGCCAATGTAGTGGCTCCGGTAACGCGGGGAACCGCGCCGCGTCAGGTCCGCCTGACACCGACTCAAGTTGCTATCGCCAAAAGACTGGGTCTGAGCAACGAACAGTACGCACGTGAACTTATGAAACTATCGGAGACTAACTAAAATGGCTGAGAATAGACTCGCTCGTGAAATCGAGAACAGAGACTCCACGCAACGAAAAATGGCGTGGACCCCGCCCCAAACGCTCCCTGAACCGGAGCCGCAGGATGGCTGGGTATTCCGCTGGATTCGGACCAGTATTATGGGTCAAGCAGACCCCTCTAATACGTCTGCAAAGTTTAGGGAAGGTTGGGAGCCTGTAAAGGCCGAAGACCAGCCCAAGTTGATGATGCAAGCCGATCCGAATAGCCGATTTAAAGGCAATATCGAAATCGGTGGGTTGTTGCTCTGCAAGGCTCCAGCCGAGCTAATGAAGCAGCGTGATGATTATTACGCCAAGCAAGCACATGCTCAGTTGCAGTCGGTAGACAACAACTTTATGAGGCTGAACGACGAACGTATGCCGCTCTTTAGCGAGAGAAAGACATCGGTCTCGTTTGGCAAAGGCAAATAACTTATTTTGGAGTAATCAATGGCATATCCTACTGTTGACAAGCCGTATGGCTTGAAGCCGATCAATTTGATCGGTGGGCAGGTGTTTGCCGGGGCGACTCGCCAGCGTCGTATTGCTTCCGGTGCTTCCAGCATCGGTTACGGCGATCCGGTTCAGTTGACCTCAAGCGGCACCATTGCTGTTTCTACCTCTGACACGACGGCTCCGACCGCTGGCTTTGCCGGTGTGTTTTTGGGCTGTAACTACGTGTCCTCTGTGACGGGTCAGCCGACCTACTCGCAAGCTTGGATTTCGGGCACGGCGGTGAAGTCGGGCACGTACATTAATGCGTACGTGGCTGATGATCCGAACACCCTGTTCAAGGTTGTGGGCGTGACGGCCTCGCTCGTGGTTTCGACCACTGGCGGGTTTGTGTATGAAGATATTGGTACCAATGTTGAGTTGGTCCCCAATACGCTGAATACGACGACCAATGACTCGCAGCAGGGCGTGAGAACCGGCTCTGTGGCGACGACTCGTTCGCTGCCGATGCGTATCGTTGATGTGGTCGAAGACACGGCGTTTGTTTCGAGCAACACTACCTACTACCCCGAAGTCATTGTTAAGTTCAATGCCCCGTATACCACGGGTGTTTCGGGTGTGATTGAAGGTGGTCACGCTTACAACAACCCGCTCGGCATTTAATAGGGGAGTTCTAAGAAATGGCTATTTCACGTGCACAATTACTTAAGGAACTCCTGCCGGGTTTGAACGCCCTGTTCGGCCTTGAGTACAAGACCTATGGTGAGGAGCACAAGGAGATCTACGAGACTGAGACCTCCGAGCGTTCCTTCGAAGAGGAGACCAAGCTTTCTGGTTTCAGCGCCGCTCCGGTGAAAGCCGAAGGTGCTGCGATTGCGTATGACAACGCACAGGAAGCGTGGACTGCTCGCTACAGCCACGAGACCATCGCTCTCGGCTTCTCCATCACGGAAGAGGCGGTTGAAGACAACCTGTACGATTCGCTGTCCAAGCGATACACCAAGGCGCTCGCCCGAGCGATGGCGTACACGAAGCAGGTCAAGGCGGCGTCTGTCCTGAACAACGGCTTTTCGGCCAGCTACGTTGGTGGCGACGGCAAGGCTCTGTTCGCGGCGGATCACCCGCTTGTTTCGGGCGGCACCAACAGCAACCGTCTGACGGCCTCTGACCTCAACGAGACTTCGCTTGAGGCGGCGGTGATTCAGATCGCTGGTTGGACCGACGAACGTGGACTCCTGATCGCGGCGAAGCCCGGTAAGCTCATCGTGCCCCCGGCATTGATGTTCACTGCCAAGCGTCTCCTCGATACGGAACTCCGTGTTTCAACCGCTGATAACGACATCAACGCTCTCAAGGCGATGGGGTCGATTCCCGGTGGCTACACGGTGAACCACTTCTTGACCGACACGAATGCGTGGTTCCTGACCACGGACGTTCCGAACGGCATGAAGCACTTCGTTCGTACCCCGCTCCAGAACAGCATGGACGGAGATTTCGACACCGGCAACGTCCGGTACAAGAGCCGCGAGCGTTATAGCTTCGGCTGGTCGGATCCGCTCGGCATGTTCGGTTCGCCGGGTTCGTCCTGATAGTTCTTTGGTGAGCTAGCTGGAATTGGGGGGTCACAGGTTCCTAGAGGCTTGTGGCCCCTCTTTTTTGGTGTTATACAGTCGTTCATCGGGAAAAATTGCTTATCAGACAGCCCCGACTGACGACATGCAGGCTGATAAGCACAACTCGCATGTGAGGTAATTTGCAATGGGTACTACTACTTTTTCCGGCCCGGTCGTTTCTCAGAATGGTTTTGTGGGCGCAGTTGATTCTGCTTCTGCCACGATTACTAATCTGACCTGCACGACCCTGACCATCGGCAGCACTAAGCTGACCACGGGTTCGGTTTCAGGCACGGTATCGGTTCAGACCGGACGTATTCCGGTTCTCATCGGCAGCACCACGCTCTACATCGGTTTGTACGCCAGTCTGGTCCCGTAAGATTTCGTGGGGGGCGTAAGCCCCCTTCATCCATTACAGGAGACTCAGAATGGCAATGCAAACAGATGTCTTAGCCAGTAAGGTCCGCACCGATGCGGGCCAGATGCTGGACCAAAATAGCCTCGTTATTGGTCGTGCCCGTGTGAAGGCGATTTATATCGTCCCTGACTCGGGTGCTGGCACCGTGACGTTTATTGACGGCGGTGCAAGTGGTGCCACCAAGATTGTGGTGAATACCAAGGCAAGTTCAACTTCTGCGGATTACATCCTGATGCCGGGTGAAGGACTGCTTTTCCAGTCCAACATCTACATCGTTCCGTCAGCCGTTATCTCCACAATGGTGATTTATGGCTAAAACTCCGGCTTGGCAACGTGCCGAAGGCAAGAATCCTAAAGGGGGTTTGAATGCCAAAGGCCGTGCTTCTTATAACCGGGCTAATCCCGGTAAGCCGGGGTTGAAGGCTCCGCAGCCTGAAGGCGGTCCCCGTAAGAAATCATTCTGTGCCCGAATGTCGGGGATGAAGCGAAAGCTTACGAGCGCTAAGACCGCCAATGACCCCAACTCCCGTATCAATAAATCCTTACGTGCATGGAAGTGCTAACACATGGACATGCTTGTTTGGAATCTCGCGCTTAGCGGGGTCGTAGCCGTGATCGGGTACGTTATGAAAGAAAAGTCAGACGAGTTGAAACGGCTGAATATTCTTCTCAACAAAACCCGTGAAGAAGTGGCACGAGATCATGTCACGCGCATGGAAGTCCGCGCTGACGCACAAGTGCTTCTGGATAGGCTGGATCGCCTAGAGCAGAAGATTGACAGGCTTGTGGAGCAGCACCGTGCCTAGTAAATCCGGCAAACAGCATAGATTGATGGCAGCGGTCGCTCATAACAAAGCGTTCGCTAAGAAAGTCGGCGTCCCGCAATCCGTGGGGCGTGAATACGTCAAGGCCGACAAAGGCCGCAAATTTAGGAGTAAATCCAAGTGAAAGAGTCCAAGGCAATGATGAAGAAGGAAGTCGCCTTTATGAAAAAGAAAGGTGCTCCGAAGTCCATGATCAAACATGAAATGAAAGAAGCCGGTGTGAAGAAGATGCGGATGGGCGGCATGGCCTATTCCAAGGGCGGCTCGGCTTCCAGTCGCGCTGACGGTGTTGCTACAAAGGGCAAAACCAAAGGCAAAATGGTCAAGATGATGGGCGGTGGGTACTGTGGCTAAATTTCCTGACCTGACCGGTGATGGTGAAATTACCCAAGCTGATGTACTGAAAGCCCGTGGCGTGTTTCGTCATGGCGGTAGGGTCAAGAAGATGGCTATGGGCGGTAGATCAGATACGGGGACTGCCAAGAGAAATTTTAAGTCTCCTCCGCTGAGTCCCGACGTTGAAGCTGACCTTAAAGCTCTTGAAACTCTTAGGCAGCCTAACTACACCCCCAGTAGCGGTCCAAGGCGGCGGTATCCTGCCGGTAAGGTAAAGCGTTACCCAGATGAACGTGAGGATTTTGGTATTCCTGAAAGCGTTCTTAAAAACTTGGGGAAAACCCGAAAAATGGCAAAGGGCGGTATGGCTACCTCTGCTTCGCGTCGTGCTGATGGCATTGCCAAGAAAGGTAAGACTAAAGGAAGGTTCGTGTAATGGCTAAGCAAATGACGGATGAAGAACGCTACGGCAAAGTCGGCGCGGAAATCCGTCGCCTTGACCCGGAAGCGTACAAAAAGCGCCCGAAGTCGATGGAAGGCAACCTGAAGTTGCTGAAAGAGCTTCGTGAAAAAAGTAAGGCGACTCCGGCACGACAATTGACGGCTGACGAGTTTATGGAAGCGCCGGGATCACGCGGAGTGCGTTTTTCTGAAGCTGCTAAGCCGTTTACTAAGGGTCCGCAAGGCCCACGCCGTTATGCGGGACAGCGTCAGGCAGGTCAAGCTGAACGAGCTTCTGCTGCGATGGAGCGTAATCGTTCGATGCTCCCGGGCGACCGTTCGACGGGTTTCCGTAGCCAAGCTGAAGAGACGGGCATGACTGCGGATGAACGTGCAGCGAAGGCTCGGGACTATGCCAAGAACATTGCTATGACCGCAGGTGTCGGCAGAGTCGGTGCTGTAGCAGGCGCACCCTATGCGCGTACCGTAGAGGGGTTCCGCAGGACGGGGGATAAGGCAGCGGAAATGCGTGGAAAGATTTTGGCACGTAAAGACGTTCCCTCGTTCTCTGAGCGTTATCGGGCTCGTGAAGCTGCGGAGAAAGCGCGGGAAACTTCACCTCGTCGGCTTCGTGAACGGGCTGAGCAGATGTTGGACGAGAAGCTCGCTGCTGATATGGCAGGCGGGTTCCGCAAGGGCGGTCGCGTGAAAAAGTATGCAGGCGGTGGCTCGGTCTCCTCTCGTGCGGATGGCATTGCCAAGAAAGGTCGGACGAGGTGCCGGATCATATGATGCCTTCACGCGGCATGGGTATCGTGGCCCCTAGCAAAATCCCCCGTGCTAAACGCCGTGGGGATAACAAACCCGTTGAGGGCACTGGGAAACCGATCCGTCATGCCGAAGGCGGCAAGGTGAAGAGCAAGGTCAACGAGGCCGGTAACTACACCAAGCCCGGTATGCGGAAGAGCCTGTTTGAGTCCATCAAGTCTCGGGCTGTGCAGGGCACCGCCGCAGGGCAGTGGAGCGCAAGAAAAGCTCAGTTGCTGGCTAAACAGTACAAAGCCAAGGGCGGAGGCTATCGCGGATGAAAGCCCCCCAGCAGTCGCTCAAGGCTTGGACTCAGCAGAAATGGAGGACGAAGAGTGGTAAACGATCTTCTGACACGGGTGAAAGGTATCTACCAGAAGCTGCGATCAAAAGTCTCAGCCCTCAAGAATACGCTCGTACAACGGCTGCAAAACGTCGTGGCAAAGCCCAAGGCAAGCAGTTCGTCCCCCAGCCCAAAGGCATCAAAGAAAAAGTAAGGCCGCATCGTAAGAGAGGGATGTGATGACCGAACCGACCGACATTGAGATGTTCAAGGCGCAGGTTCAGGCTGAGTTGAATCGGCTTGAGGCGCAGTCGTCTGCTAAAGATGTCGCTGGTAAAGCCATCGGTAAGGATGGTCTAAAGTACATAACGGCAATTGTCGTCATCGGTGTCGTATCTAGCCTGTTTCTTGATAACGATAAAATTGCTGCCGTTATGGGGCTGCTTGGCGCATCTCTGACCGCTTTGATCTCTATGCTTAACGGAATCGCAGGCACGGTGGAGAAAGAAGAGAAGCCTGAGTTTGAGGTTATCAAGGAACTCATTACCAAACTCGACAAGCTGGATCGTAAAGAGCAGCCGATGCGGGTTGATGTCGAGGGCGACCACGTAACCGTCACTAAGGGCGATGATGTCGTCACGGCGAGGAAGTAATGACCTACAAAACCACAGCAACGACGGACTTCAACCTTGATCTCAACACGATCATCGAAGAGGCTTTTGAGCGTTGTGGTGCGGAGTTGCGGACGGGTTACGACTTTCGTACCGCCAAGCGCAGTCTTGGTCTATTGCTCATGGACTGGGCGAACCGAGGTATTAACCTGTGGACGCTGGAGACCGGTACCCAAACTTTGACTTACAACCAAGGTACATATGACCTGCCGGTAGATACGGTGGATCTTCTGGATCACGTGATTCGGACTGGCTCTGGCACGAACCAGCAGGACATCAACATCACGCGCATTTCGTCCAGTACCTACCTCTCCATCCCGAACAAGAACGCGACAGGGCGTCCGATTCAGATCTGGATTAATCGTCGTACGGGCGCAACGGGCGCGGACAACGTAATTGTCTACCCGCAGTACACGGTATGGCCGAAGCCGGATAACACGACGACTTGGACGTTGGTCTACACCAGACTTGTACGGATGTTTGACCCCGGTACCGGCGTGAACGGTCAGGACATCCCGTTTCGCTTTTTACCCTGCATGGTGGCGGGGCTGGCCTACTACTTGTCGCTAAAGATTCCGGGCGCTGACATGCGAATGCAAATGCTCAAAGCCGAGTATATGGAGGCTTGGGATTTGGCCGCTGGCGAGGACCGGGAGAAGGCAGCGGTGCGGTTTGTACCCCGTGAGAGCTTCTTGGGTGGCTACTAATGCCAAACAGGTTTGCAAGCGGCAAACACGCGATTGCGGAGTGCGACCGGTGTGGTTTCCGGTTCAAACTTCGTCAGTTAAAGTCTTTGGTGATCAAGACCAAGAACGTAAATATTTTGGTTTGTCCAGAGTGTTGGGAACCCGATCAGCCGCAGTTGTCGCTGGGTCTGTACCCGGTTGATGACCCGCAGGCGCTTCGTAACCCACGACCTGACCTGAGTTATTATGAGATTGGTAACGACGGGGCAGGCGGTAGTAGAGTGATTCAGTGGGGCTGGAACCCGGTAGGCGGGGCCAGAGCCGACGATGTAGGATTAACTCCAAATGACCTTGCCCCGGCAGGGTTGGTTGGAACCGTAACGGTCGTGACGACTTAGGAGATTGAAATGAGTGTTAAAGACATGCTGAAAGCGCATATGAAGAAAGGGAAGGGCGCTCACCCTGATCCGGCTGTTAAAGGTATGCGTGCTGGTGGTAAGACCAACAGCGACATGAAGAAGTACGGTCGTGGCATGGCGAAGGTGATGAACCAGCGCAGCCCCGTTCGTAAGTCTTCTGGCCCGAGGTAAGTGCCATGAAAGACATGGGCAAGATCCAAAAGAACACCGAATCGACGGGTCGCAACGGCTACCCTGAGAAGGATGTGAACAAGGGCGTCACCCACATGAAGATGAAGGGTGCTGGTGCTGCGACCAAGGGTACAAAGTTTGTGTCGCAGATTAACCTTGATACAAATATGAAGTACCGGAGTGGCTGGTCGCCGTGAATTACAGTCAGCTTTCTACACTGATTCAGGATTACTGTGAGTCTACGGAGCAGTCCTTCGTAGCTAATATCCCGACTTTTGTGCAGGTAGCTGAAGAGCGGATCTACAATTCGGTTCAGATTCCGGCGATTCGCAAGAACGTGACGGGTACAACAACGATTAATTTCCAGTACCTTGCACTACCGTCTGATTGGCTTTCGACGTTTTCGCTGGCGGTGATTGACCCCACGACGGGTGAGTACGAGTATCTGCTTAATAAGGATGTGAACTACATCCGTCAGGCATATCCGCCACCGAACAGCACGGGCAAGCCTGCGTACTATGCAATCTGGGACGATAGCAGCATGATCTTGGGGCCGACTCCAAATGCTGTATATACGATGGAGTTGCATTACTACTATTACCCAGCATCTATCGTCGGTGCGGGTACATCATGGCTTGGCGATAATTTTGAGTCGGTACTACTCTACGGCTCCCTACGTGAGGCGTACACGTATTTGAAGGGCGAAGCCGACATGATGCAGAACTACGAAGCTAAATATCAGGAAGCGTTGGCTCAACTCAAACGCCTTGGTGACGGTCTGGATCGTCAAGATGCTTACCGTTCCGGTCAGGTTAGGATTCCGGTGTCGTAATGTTTGGCGCAAATACAGAAATTGGACAGGTATTTGTCCAAACCACAAATCACAGAGGCTACACGCCTGAAGAGATTGCAGAGCGTGCAGTCAACCGCGTCCTTCGCGTAAACACGCAAGAAGGGCTAAAACAGGTGTTAATAGAATACCTGCAAGAAGCGCAAGATTCGGCTTTGATGAATGCGCGGCGTACGTTGATTGAAAATGGTTTTGACGACGCTGCAAAGCGTTTAGGAGATTGAAATGGCTATTACTCAGGCAATGGCGACTTCGTTCAAGGTTGAGATCCTTGACGGAATCCATAACTTCGGTACCGGCGTCATCCGTGCTTCCACGGCTGCGGATGTATTCAAAGTTGCCCTTTACACTTCTTCGGCTACGTTAAGTGCGGCTACCACTGCGTATACCACTACGGATGAAGTGTCTAATTCGGGCACGAACTACGCGGCAGGGGGGAAGACTCTCACGATCTCGCAGGTTCCGACCTCGACCAGCACGACTGCTTGGTTGGACTTTGCAGATGTCACGTGGGACTCAGCCACGATTACGGCGAACGGCGCTCTGATCTATAACGAGACTCAGGGCAACAAGGCTGTTGCGGTTCTGGCATTTGGCGGGGATAAGACCTCGACGGCTGGTAACTTCACCATCCAGTTCCCGGCTGCGGCTTCCACGACCGCTATTCTTCGTATTGCCTGATAGGACACTTACGTGTCTGTAGGCTGGGGGCTAGGCGGTTGGGGCGAATCCGGTTGGGGTTCGGTCAACGACGTTGTTGTAGCCTTTGAAGGCTGGAATGCTTCTGGCGTAGGCTGGGGCGATCAAGGCTGGGGAGAGGGCTACTCAAACCTTACTGCAACAGGTGCGGTAGGGGATGTTGTTGTCAAAGCAGAACAGAACGCCGTAATTGCTATTACCGGTCTTGAAGCCACCGGGCAAGTTGGCGATGTTTCCGTCATCCAGTCTGTCATTATTCTTGCCAACGGTGTTGTAGCTACTGGCGAAGTAGGCACGGTATTCGTTGTCACGGATCAGGTTCTGGCTGTTACCGGGGTTGAGGCTACCGGTGAAGTTGGCACCGCCAAGGCGATTACAGACCAAGTTATTGTTGTCAGTGGCCTCGCAGCCACGGGCGAACTAGGCACTGTATTTGTTGTTACCGATCAAGTTCTGGCTGTTACTGGGCTTGAAGCCACAGGGCAGACTGGTACGGTTTTTGTCGCCACCGATCAGATTCTTTCTGTAACCGGAGTTGAGGCTACCGGGGCGGTTGGCACGGTTAATGTTCTACTTGAGATTGTTGTTTTCGTCACCGGAGTCGAGGCTTCTGGTGCAGTAGGAACCGTCACTACATCTTCTGGCGCAAATGTTATAGTCAGCGGGGTATCCGCGACCGGGGAAGTAGGAACGGTCAATATATGGAGCGTTATTAACACCAATCAAAACGCCAACTGGACTGGGATTAATGATTCGCAGTCGGCTAATTGGTCTGAAATTACTACTACCCAGAGCGCGAACTGGACGCAAATCGCGGCGTGAGGTAATTCAAGATGTCTAGCACATATTCAACCAATCTGGCCCTTGAGCTTATCGGCACAGGCGATCAGGCCGGTACGTGGGGTAATACCACGAATACTAACCTTGGAACCCTGATTGAACAGGCCATTTCAGGTTACGTCGCGCAAGCGGTAGCTACGGGCACCGATACCACAATTACGATTCCGAACGGTTCATCGGGTGTTGCCCGTAACATGTTCATTGAATTGACGGGTACGGGTGGTACGAATACCAACCTAATTGTCCCCGCCAACAAAAAGCTTTACTTCATCTACAACAACAGCACCGGAGCCGTGACGGTCAAAGTTTCCGGTCAGACGGGCGTCTCAGTTGCAGTAGGCGAGAAAAAGATTTTAGTCAGCAATGGTACAGACATTGTTGAAGCCACGAGTTACCTGACTTCGGTGGGCGGTAGCATTACTGTTACAACCATTACCGCGACCTCTGGCACGATCACTAATCTCAATAGCACCTCGGCCAATATTACGACTCTGACGGGTACGACGTTCGGTACGACTGCGACGACTCAGTTGCGTGGCGCAAGTGCTCAGATCACAACACTGACGACGACTTCCGGCACGGTCACGACGCTGGGTTCGACCTCGGCTAACGTGACAACTCTGACTGGCACGAGCGCGACGATCACGAATCTTTTTGACGGCGTGGGCAACGTCCGCGATATCCCCTCTGCGGGTTCGGCCAAGACCTCCAACTACACGCTGGCGATTACGGACATTGGCGAGTTTGTGACGATTGGGGCGAGCGGTGCCATCACGGTGCCGAATGATGTGTTTGCCGCCGGTAACGCGGTGTCGATCTTCAATAACACGGCCAGCAATGCGATTATGAGCTTGACCATCACGACCGCTTACATTGGCGGGACTGATTCGGATAAGGCTTTTGTCACGCTTTCTACCCGAGGAGTCGCTACGATATTGTTCGTGAATCCTTCATTGTGTGTTGTGACCGGCAACGTGAGTTAAGCCATGAGCGGCATTATGAGTTTGCTGCTCGCCGCGAAGGTTGCAGGCGGCGGAGCATTTACCGAATACAAAATCTTCACCGCATCCGGTAACTGGACTGCGCCCACGGGCGTGACGCAGGTGGAATACCTTGTCGTCGCTGGTGGTGGCGGGGGTGGTGCAGATGATGCAGGCGGTGGTGGTGCAGGCGGATTCAGAACTGGCACAGCATTTAGCGTTACTGCTGGAACAAACTATTCCATCACCGTTGGTGCCGGTGGGGCTGGCGGCGTAAACAACACCAACGGATCAGCAGGCAACGATTCCATATTCAGCACTATTACTAGCACCGGCGGCGGCTACGGCGGCAAAGATTCAACTGCTGGCGGCAATGGCGGTTCCGGTGGTGGCGGAGGCGGAGTAGGCGCGGCATCGGGCGGGTCTGGAAATACCCCTTCTGTTAGTCCATCGCAGGGCAGCGCAGGAGGGTCAAACCCCGGCACCGCTGCGGTTGATCCGCGATATGGCGGTGGTGGTGGCGGCGGGGCTAGTGCTGCGGGAGGAAACGTAACCACTCCGGGCGGAACGGCAGGAAACGGCGGCGCTGGCACAGCCTCGTCTATTTCTGGTTCGTCCGTAACCTATGCAGGCGGTGGCGGCGGCGCTTCTCGCGCACCCGGCCCAGCAGGAAGCGGTGGCGCTGGTGGCGGCGGTGCTGGTGGTTACCAGCCGGGGCCACAAGCAGGAACGGCAGGTTCTGCAAATACCGGAGGCGGTGGCGGCGGTGCAGGCAATGACTATGGCGCAAGCCAAAATGCAAGCGGCGGCGCAGGCGGCTCCGGCATCGTCATCCTCAAGTACACCGTACCCGTACAGTCTGTCGTAGCCACGTTCACCTCTACCGGCACATGGACTGCCCCGAGCGGCGTCAGCGAGGTTGAGTACCTTGTGGTGGCGG